ATGGACTGTACCGTAAAAGGCAATCTGCCCTCCGAAATTTTTGAGGACATTAAAAAAATTGCAGACAACAGGATAAATTTTCAACAGTTAAAAAACAAGACTGTTTTCGTGTCGGACTGTTACGGACTTATTGCATATTACATTATATGCACATTGCTTGAGGGCAATGATTTTTTCGAAAACAACACAAGGGTAATCACCCTTGCAAAAAGCCGTGAAGATGCCGAAAAGCAGTTCGGCAGCCTTACTCTCCGCAAAGATTTTGTTGTTGAAATCGGAGAGTCAAAGAACTTTCCGGAGATTGAAAGAGCCGACTTTGTAATATACTGCAACTGCCCGTGTGAGGTTGCAGAGGAAGATTGCAGTAATCCCGAAATTGCGGATACAATCACTTCGGGCTTTGCAAATGTGCTTGAATATGCAAAAGAGTCAAATGCCGAATCGGTTCTGCTCGTATCTTCATATATGGTTTACGGGGAGGTTTTCAGCGGTAAAAATAACATTTGCGAAAACGACCTCGGCTATCTTGATCCGACCGATGCCGACAGTGCATACGCACAAAGTATGCGTTCAGCCGAAACACTTGCTGTTTGCTATGCTGAAAAATTCGGTATGAATGTAAAAATCGCCCGTCCCTGCCCCACACTCGGAGGTGTCAGAATGAGCGATGAAAGAAAATGGGCAAAGCTGATTGTCAGTGCGGCAAAAAATCAGAGCATTATGCTTACAGATAACGGTGGTGAAAAGTTCAGCTTTTGCTATGTGACGGACACGGTTTCGGCACTGATTGATATTTTGCTTAACGGAAAAAGCGGTGAGGCATACAACATTTCAAACGGTAACGCAAATGTGACAATGCGGGAATTTGCACAGCTTGTAAAATCGGCAAATCCCGAAAAGAATCTCTCCATAGTGTTCGTTCACAGAAAAGACGAAGAAGAACCTGAATTTTCTCCGTCATCCCCCACACCGTATGTTTTGTGCAACGATAAAATAAAATCACTCGGCTTTAGTCCGAAAACCACGCTTAAAGACGGAATAAAACGCAGTATAAGAGCAACAGAACTGCGTGCAGAATTACGAAGGATAAAGTAATGCGTATTAAAGATTTTTTAAACGAATTTGAGGCCGACAGGGCGGCATTGCCCGGAGTTGAAAAAGAAACTCTTGCAAAGCTCAGGAACAAAACAATTGTCATCTCGGGCGGTGAACTTGCAAGGTGTCTTTGCTATGCCTTTCTCTACAATAACGAGGCTAAAAGGCTCGGAATAAAAGTTATCCTTCTCGGCAAATCACGCAACGCAATGGCATCATACCACAGCGAACTCTTGTTAAGAGATGATTTTGATTTTGTTGATTATAATTCTGCATCAGAAATTTCAAGTGCCGACTATGTAATTACAACAGGAATCTGCGGTGAACATACAGACAACAACCCACAGATTATGATTGACGGCATTGCAGAGGTAAATGCCTGTGCCAAAATTGCAAAAGCCACAGGCGCAAGAGTTGTCGTTGTGAACGACAGCAGAATTTACGGCAAAGCCAAACCGCACAGAGTTTATTCTGAAAACGAGTACGCAGAACTTGACGCAACCTCCCCCTCATCGCTTGCAGGTCAGCTTATGAGAACGAGAGAAACCACCTTGCACTCGGTTTTGAAGAACAGCGAATCAACCGTTACAACGCTCAGAACGGGCATAATTTTGGGAGCTTCAAGCAACTTTACAAGCGTGCTTGATCCTGTTTTTGACGATATAGCCAACCGCCGTGACACAGTTGTTCCTGCAACAAGGGATCGTTGCACCTTTGTTTATATCAACGATGTTTTAAAGGCGATTGTTTTCGCAATGACAAATCTTGAAGAAAACGCAGTTTATAATGTCGGCGGCAAAAACTGCAACGCATCGCTGATTATGATTGCGGCTGTTCTCAACGATATTTACGGCAGTCGCTGTACAATTGAGTCGGGCGATTTTACGGAGCTTGACGGCTGTGCAATTAATTCAAACAAGATTTCCGTAAACGAATGCACTCCCGATATTGACCTTGAAACCATGCTGAAAATCTGCATAATGGACAAGATGAAGTCCGAAAAAGTTCTGCGTATCCCCCACTCACACGAGCGCAGACTTGATTCAATTCACGAAATTCAGCTTGCATTTCTGCTTGAAACCGACAGAATTTGTCGAAAGCACAACATAAAATATTTTCTCGGCGGCGGAACACTTCTCGGTGCAATTCGTCACAAAGGGTTCATTCCGTGGGATGATGATGCAGACATTATGATGTTGCGTGAAGATTTTGACCGATTTTGCGAGATTGCGCCAAAGGAACTTCCAAGCAACATGACTTTTCAATCGTACCATACGGACAAGGCTTGTTTCTATGAATTTGCCAAGGTCAGACTTGACGACACTTTCTTTGCAACCGACTTTGCAAAAGACCATCACGCAATGCACAACGGAATTGCGTTTGATATTTTCTGTCATGATAACACAGCCAATTCAGCAATCGGACGAAAAATTCATATGGCTGTAACTCTGTTCACAAGAGCGCTGGTGTTCAATAAATGGAACAATCGCAAGGCTAAAAACGGCAGTAGAATCCAGAGCATTGTAACAAATTTCTGCAAGAAAATATTTCCGCTCAGATTCAGTATGTGGCTTGAAGTCCGTACTTTAAAATTCTTTAAAAACAAAAAGAACGCAAAATATCTCTATGACGGAATGGGCAGAAATATTTATAACGGTGCTTTTCCAAAGGAATATCTTGACGATGTTGCTTATGCCGACTTTGAGGGTTACAAGTTCCCTGTGCCAAAGGAATATGACAAGTACCTTACTTTCCTCTACGGCGACTATATGGAGCTTGCACCGCTGTCAACAAGAATGGGTTGCCACGAAATTGCCCTCTGCGACATCGGAAAATATGACGGTTTCAAAATCCGCAAACCCGATTCTGAAAAATAATCAGCGTAAAACAGACCGATAAAGTAAATGTCACTTGACACTTACCTGTCGGTCTGCTATAATAATATAGCATATTTTGAGTGCTGTTGCGGAATCAGCTGAGGAGTAAGATTCATCTGAAAGTAAGCTCCGCCTCGGTTTCCCCACCGTGTAAAAATCAAGGGAATTTAAATTGATTATGCAAAAGTTGACACAATCATTTTCAACTTTCCATTTTCAATTTTCAATTTAATAAGCAGGTATGGCGGAATTGGCAGACGCGCATGGTTCAGGTCCATGTGAAAGCAATTTCATGCAGGTTCAAGTCCTGTTACCTGCACCATAGCTTTTTACCCCGGTAAATACGATATTTACTGGGGTTTTGCTATACTTAAATCACTCTAAAACACGGAAAAATACATATCGTAGCTAACACACAGCTAACAAGTAGCTAACAAATCTACAAATGACAAAACTCCCCTCACTCGCTTTTTACGGCGGATGAGGGGATTTTTTTTGCAATCATGTGTTTGTCAAGACATTAAGAATGTCCTTTAGGTTTTAATTAGCCGAGTGCCTTCTTTGCATTTGCAATTTTTTTGTCTTTAGACCAATTGCAATCATTTATGAGATGATAAATTGCATTGATTGTCTTTTCTCCGACAATGCCGTCAACTGTAATTTTAGCTGCTTTCTGTGCTTCTTTGACGGCTTTAAGCGTGCCACTGCCAAAACCAGCCGAATTATCAACTTTAGTCTTGATAATTTTCATGTTGTAGAGTGTAATCAACTGCTTCTTAAACGCAAGTGTTGCTGTATTGTGTGCGCCGTATTTAATCATTTCCTCATTCTCCTTATTTGATGTTTTACCGCCGAGTTGTGCGGTTACTTCGTCTGCAAGATTGCCGAGCCTGTTATAGAGCCAGTCACCAGGGCAAGATTTATTTGCAAACCACCTATGTACAGTCAAGACCATTTCGCCCGACTTCGGCGAATAATTTAAAGTCTTGTCCTCGTTACCAAACCAAAGCAGTTTAGTCTTGCCGTTACGCTTGCAAATGTCAACGCAAAGTGCAATAAGTTTGTTGTACACTTTACTGTTCATGGTGTACGGAGCTACTGTGTCGCTTGCACATTCGATTGTAACTGCACGCTGGTCATTTGCGTTTGATGAACTACACCAAGAGCGGTTGCTCTCATCGACACAGAGCAACACTCTGCCGTCATAGCCGATTCCGTAGTTACAGCTTGCCTCACAGGCTGTATTCATAAAGATGTTGCCGAGGGTTTCGACACTGCACTGACCTACAACACAGTGCGGAGTAATGCGGTCAATACTGTGTGTGCGTTTACCACTGTGGTTTGGGCTTAATTTTGTGTAATTAACAAGTTTTGAATTACTCATAATTATTCCTCACTTTCGTCTGTTTTTGTTTCGACAGTAGTCTTTAATCTCTTAACGATTGATACCAAAAATTTCGGCAATGGAATACCGATTTCCGAGAGGTTTTCTAAAATTGAAATCAACTCGTTGATGATAAACCAAATCGTAACAATCATGCCGATGCAGTAGTTAATCCGCAGGTCGATTCCGCAGTTGACAAGTGCCGAGCTGATGAGATAGTCGGCAACAATACCGACCGCTACGGCTACGATATAGCCTACCTTTTTGATAATGCCTGTTACCCCGACACGGCTGTTAAGCGTGTGACTGATGTATGCCTGTGCCATTCCTGTGATATAGTCGATAATCATTACCGCAATCATCACCGCAAACGGCACAAGTAAGATGTTAAGATATGCGACAATAGCACCGCATACCGTGGCAAATAGTGCCTGTAAAATGTTTTCTTTCATTGCTTACACCTCGCTTTCTGTCGGCTCATCAACGGTTGGATTGTCGCCCCACACCGCCATGACAGCGTTATAGTATTCATCCGACAGCACCGTTTTAAGCTGTTCTCTGCCCGTCTTGCTGTTCATGTATGCGTTGCGGATGTTTCCGCCGACCTGCATTTCTTCACCGTTAAAGGTCAAAAACTGCTGTCTGAGTACCGACACGCTGTCCTTTGTGAGCATATCGAGTGTGATTTTTTCTTTAAGTTCCATTATTTTTACCTCCGTTATTTAATTTTGTACAAGCAAATCACATTAATTTGCTCGCCGTCTGCAAATGTGTAAGCCGTCTTATCCTGAGTCGAAAACTGTAGCCAAGTGTTATTTTTCGGAATGGCAAATTTAAAGAGCTTGCCAAGGTTTGAAATACCAACACAAAAAAAATTGTCCTCGGAAATACATTTGTACGGCAAATCAATCAGCAGACACATGCTATTGCCGCCAAGAGATACTGCGTTCATTTTGACCGTTGCACTGACGATTACGATGTCACCAATCGTCTTATATGTACAGTTTGCACTTTTGATTTTATCGGTGACGGTTGAATACGGTGTGAGTGTTGATGTACCACTTTCAATATTTGACGAATCGTATTTAGTTGCCAAGGCGGTTTTATCGGCTTTAACAAGTAGAGCGCTGTAAACCGCTCCGCTTGTGAGATAACACGGGCTGTTATTTTTTGGTTCGCTGTCGAACGGCATTGAATCGAGCTTTCGGGCAAGTTTTTTATCTGTTCCTTCTCGTGTATATGCGTCTGAAATGCCGTACCCTGCGAGAGTATTGGCTTTATCAGCTTTTTTTGCAAGATTTGTGTCGACTGTATCAAGCCTTGCCCCAAGTGAATTAGAACCACCTCTTGCCGTGGCTATTTCGGTTTCAAGTGCAATTGCCCCGTCTGTTGCCCGTTCAATCCCCTCGTCCATATGGTTGAGGTTGTCGGCATTGAGGGGCGGAGCAGAGCCGTTCACAAAGACAATTTTATTGTATTTGTTCATTTTCTTTTACTTCCTTTCCTAATCGTTTTTCGCCCTTTGATGTGAGGGCAGTTATAAATCCGTCCATTTTCTTATTGAACACAAATGTTTCGATTGTCGGCAAATCTTCAAACGGAGTTTTAATTGTGTACTTATCGCCTGCCTCAAGCCACCAATACGAAAACAGCTTAATTTTTGTCGGGCGGTATTTATATACATCACCAAAAAAATTAACAGAATTATATTTTGTGCCGATATCACTTGCTGTTGTTCTGCACCTCATCAAAATGTTATCGGAAACATACCAAGAAAAATCGTTACTGTTGCCATACAAAAACGCTTTTTTATCAGCAAATTTAGCACTGTACATACGGATAGGCTCAAGTTCGTAATCTTCAAAGGATAAATCTTTGTACGAATCGATTGTTTCAACGGAAGATTGAGAATACAGCCTTTTAAAACGCATTTTTCCGTCGGCATCTATAACGGCAAAGCTCAAAGTTAACTCTGCATAAGCTTGGATTAAATCTGACAAGGTAATGTCCTTTATAACCTTTTCCACGCAGGTATCGTCAAATTTCAGCGGTACACTAAAAACAGATAAGCTCGGCGGTGAAACCCCTGTAATTGCATAATCTTTGGCAAATTCTGCGATTATTGAATAAAAGCTCTTAAAATTATCGTCTTTTTGATAGTGCGCATAACCATAAGCAAAACTGCCGTCCTCGTTCTCTTTGCCTGCAAACCACAAAGACATATCCACCTTTGACATATCATAAAAAGCGTCATAGGCTGTGATTTTGACGATGTTACGCTGTTTTTTATCTCTTTGAGCCGACTGAATTTTACCGTAGAAAACAGGACATTCAACCGTTCCTGTTTCGGCAGGACAAATAAGAGCATTTGACGGGTACAAATCATCTGACGGATACAGCTCCGGTTCAAGATATGTTGCCGTTATGATGACCTGTACCGTCTTTCCTATCAAAGCCGAGCAATCATAATCAATGAGTTTCACGCTCATTTCAGAGGCTATGCAACCGCCGAATTTCAATTCTTTTTCAACGATTTCATTTTCAAGCGAAAAACTGTCAAGCACGATACTTTCGCCGGTTATATCCTCAAAACTGCCGTCAGGAGAATGCAGGGCAACGGTGTTGTAAAGTGTGTTTGTTTTCAGCTTATCAGCAATTTCTTTAGATACAAGCATTTTTAAGAATCACCCCTTAATACTCAATCAGCTCAACCGTAATCGGCTGATAGGTTATATCACTTTTTTCGGCATTCATTACGGTATATTCAATATCGGGAATATAAAAATAAGAGGTGTAATAGCTGTTCGTTTCATCGTTCCAATAAGTTACCCTGCACTTTCTCTGTAACTTATTCGCCATTGAGAGGTTGATAATCGACTGAAAATCAATCTTTTCGTCAAGATGAAGAATGTGAGTTGAAAACGAAATTTTTGTTTTGTAATTTGGCAGCGTTGCCCTTTGAAGCGTACCGTTCTGATCTCGTTCCGCAGAAGTTTCAAGTCGCTGATTCGGAGTTGACGAAAATGCGGTAATGTACTTATTCGGCATTATGTTGTTGCCGAATTTAAGCAAATAGCCGTTATAATTTGACATATCATTTCCCCCTTTATGCGAATGCGGATTTACCGTTGTGTCTGCGTCTGTAAAGCTCATCCTGTCTTATCATTTCTTCAAAAAGCGTTGAACCCTCAAGCTCGGCAGTAAACGAATAAGTGTTGCCGCCGTTATTGCGAAAGATAATGAACATTTCATAAATGTGTTTAAGCAGGTCAAGAATTTGTGTGAGAATCACTGTATCCTGACCGCCCGAATTGTCGAGCATACCCTGTAACTTGTTAAGAGGGGAAATAACCTCAGGGTTACCGCTGTTAGCGCCTGCGTTATCGCCGACAACCGCAAGTGTCGGAGCCTTAACAATACCGCCTTTTGCAAATTTTCGTGCCGGTGATTCCGTGGGTTCTTCAAATCTCGGAATAAGAGGCGGATTTTCAGGCATTGAAAAGCTCCAATCCTGTCCAAATGCCGCGCCGATAACACCCGCAATTCCGCCGATTGAATTAACAACACCCGAAACGAAATTATAAATGCCCGTCCACAACGCATTTATGCCGTCAATGATAGCGTTTATAATAAACTTAAACACGGCACAAATGCCGTCCCAAATACCTTTGAAGAAGTCGTAGATACCCTGCCATGCTTTTTTCCAATCGCCTGAGAAAACACCTGTAATGAAGTCAATAAGACCGCCGAATGTTTTCTGTATAGAGGTAACCAAGCCACCGATAAATGTAAACACATTATCAAACACCCTTTTTACGGCATTGAAAACATTCTGAAATATAGGTCCCCAAAAACTGACAAGCCAGTTTACAAACGGTGACAGGAAGTTATTCCACACGATTGAAACACAGTCTGCAACCTTGCCGAAGAAGTTTATTGCACCTTCAAAAACAGGCTTCAGCCAGTTTTCCCAAGCTGATTTTACGATTGCTACGATAAAATCCCACGCAGGCTTAATCCATTGATTGTAAACATTCATCAGTGTTGTGCCGATATTGGTAAACATATTGCAGATATTCTGAAAAATCTGCTGTCCGTTGCCGTTCCACCAATTACTGATAATTGTTCCAATATCTCCGAAAATCTGACCGATAAAGTTAAACACATCTGCAAACTGCAATTGTAAATTTTCAAGAAATTCTGTGATTGTTGCACCGTCATTTTCAGTCCATTCAACAAGGCTTTCGGTTGCAGTTGAAAACGCACCCGAAACAACTTCGCCGACTGAGCCCGCAAAGGTTGTAAGGCCGCTTAAAAGATTGAAAATTGATTCTTCCATTTGAGGGCGAACATTGTCAATTGCATTACCTGCAAGTGTACCGAAATTATCAAAAAATGTTGAAAGGTTGTTATAGCCGTTTGTAAGATTGTTGCCTATGGTGTCGATAAAGCCGATAATCTTTTCCCTGTCTTTTGAAATCCACTTAGCAACACCGCCTGAAATGGTCTGAAACGACTTTCCGCCGATTGTTGCAACAGCTCCGAATGCAGAGCCGATTGTCCCGAGTTTTGCAGAACCGACCTTTTGCATTGTGCCGAATGCCTTTTGAACTATTGGAACAGCATTATCAAAAACAGTCTTGCAGTTCTTGCCTATAGCTGACCAATCAACCTTGTTAATACCTTTCTGTACATTCTCGACAAAGCCTTTGAATCCGCTTTTTTCGTATAGATTTTTGAATGTCCCCGAAAGGTTTTTGCTTGTGTCCTTGACAACATTCTTTGCAACAGGTCCGCCCGATGAGCTTTTTGATGAAGATGTATCTGACTTTGAAGAACTATCGGTACTTGAAAGCACATTCAGCTTATCAAAGCCCGCAACACTTCTCTTTGCTTTTTCGGAACTTTTCTGAACATTATCAAGTGACTTTGAACTGTCATCTGCCGTATTCGTAAGGCTTTTGGCAGAATCGGACGCAGATTTGATATTGCTTGCGGTGTTATTGCCTGTATCCCAGCCGAAGACCTTTGAGAGCGATTCAACCGCACCTTTGGCATATTCCGTTAAAGTTGCAAGTGCGGAACTCAACCGCTTTACAACCTGAGTTGCCACCTGAAGAATAGGCTGACCGACTACGGCAAGGAGCTGTTTCCAACTTTCTCTGAGGTTGCCCGTTACATTCTCCCAACCGTCTACTTCACGGCTTGCCTGTCCCATAGCACCCGAAAGCTGATTAGCGTCCTTGACCATTTGCAAAAGCGTGAGCTGTTTCTGCGATTCCGACAAATCCGTAAATGACTTGCCATACAACTTATTAGCCGCCGCATTTCGTGTGGTTTCAGTACAGGACAAACCGAGTGCGGCGTCATTTTCAAAGTTGCCTTTCAAGAACGATTTCAGGCTTTCTGCGGTGTCTTCAAGCGAACGGTCGTAATATGCGGCACTGTCGGCTGTTACTTGTAAAGCCTCCTGCATCATTCTCAAAGCACTTGAACTGTCCATACCCGTAGTTTTTGCAAAGGCATAAATGCTTGTGCCGACACCCTGTAATCGGGTTTCAAGAATACCGCTTTGATCGGCAACGCTCTGAATGGCTGATTCTGCCTGTGACTGCATTGTACCGAATGTCTGCTCAAACTGCGAATTTGCCGCATTGACTTCCGCAGCCGATTCAATGCACTGCTGACCGAACTCCTTGATTTTGGCAACGGAAAAGGCGGCAACCACAGCTGTACCGATTTTCTTAAACGAAGATGAAACCGAATTGCTTAACTGCTCACTGCTGCCTTTGATGTTTGAAAACTCTTTCTCGGTTTTCTGAGAAACGCCCTCCGAAACCTTTGAAAAGGACTGTTTCATATCCGTGCTTACATTTTCAAAATCTTTTGAAAGACTTGAAAATGCCGAATCAAACTTTTTTGTAATTGAATCGGAAATCTTATGCAATGTTTTGGAAATATCATCACCCGTAAGCCTGACATCAAGCTCAATTTCACCCGCCTTTGTCGCCATATTCACCACTTCCTTTCATTTTAGATTTTTTAAAAACAGGCATAAAAACAGCGCACACCGCTATGATGTACGCTTAAAAATTTTGCAAAAGAACAGCCACCCCATTTGGAGTGGCTTTTTGTTTTAGTTGTTGAGTTCGTAGTATTTGATGTCGATTTTCGGAAGTGACACATTGTTGCCCATTACGGTTTCATATGTATAGTCGCCGTCACAAGTTCCCCAGAATGTGATTACATCATCTTCAAGGAGTTTGTCCGCACCGTCAGGAATTTCTACAGTTGCGTAGATTGTATCAGTCCACAATGGTTCATCAAGATACTCATTTTCTTCTTTGGTTATATTGATTCTCAGGTCAACCGAATCGCCCCAACCTTCCTGAACCTGAATAATCTGACCTTCAAACTTGTAGTCATTACCTTTGTACTTGTCAGGGTTTCTTGAAAGAGTTTTAAAGTCGACTGTTTTGCAACCGTCTTTAAATTCTTTTTCAACCTTCTTCGGGTCTTTAGTAGGCTTTTCTGTTGCAACTTCTTTTGTGGTCGGTGCTTCTGTCGCTTTTTCAGTTGCTTTTTCTGAACTCTGATTTGCAACAGTAGTTTCCTGCTTTGATTTGTTTGAACCGCTGTTACCGTTAATTGCACCGTTTACACCGCCAACAATCATAATAGCAACAACGATAATAACCCAAAAATACCAACGCTTGTAAATTTTCTTCTTCGCATTTACAGGATTTACGGTTGCCGAGGTTGAATCGTTTCCGCCAAAGCCTGCACCGCACTTGTCGCAAAATTTTGCATCGTCCTTTAATTCGTTTCCGCAATGTGGACATTTCATAAACATACACTCTCCTTAATAAATTTGTTAGTGTATGTTACATTTTATCACTATATATTAACATTGTCAAGAATTTTGTAGATACAGCGAAATTTATGTACAAATTTACAGATTAGCAAAAAAGTTTTGAAATTCTGCAAGAACGGTGTTCATATCTTCGTCTGAATAGTGCTTTACATTCCTTGACCGCCATTTGTTGCGGATTTTATGCTGTGACGAAGTAAAGTTTTTCAAGACTTCTTTGTCGGTTTCAAGGCGAATTTGAACCGTTCTTGCAAGCGGTGTTTCGGGTCCTAAGCCTTGCAGAAGTGAGCAGAACTCATTCCAACTCATTTTTGCAAAATCCTTTGAATAAATGCTGACCCCGTACTCCGAGCGAAAGCTCGACACGATTAAATCAAAGTCATCAATCAGGTCGTAGCCGGGGTCTGAACTTCCCCCTCGTCAGTCAAATCGCCTGTTGCAATTTTGGCAGATTCGCTGATAAGGGCGTTGAAATCGTGCATATTCAGTTTTAACTTTTCAATCTTTTCTCTCTCGGATTCATCAAAAAGAAGATGATACATTTCGATAACATCTTTACTTTTACCGTTGCCGTCCTCAAAAAGTGCCGCAACTTTGAGCATTGAAACTGCGTCATTGTTGATTGCAAGGTCAACATTTTTAACTCTGACACTCGGCTTTTCCTCAAAATTAAGCTTGTCTGTAATATCAATTAACTTTGACATAATCGTTCATTCCTTTCGTTTTTTAAGCGGCTGCTGTATATACCGGCTTGCCATTTGACATAACTTCAAATTCAAGCGGAGCAACACCCGTACTTGCGCCTGCACCGTTTGATGTAACGGATACAACTGCATTTTTAAAGAGGACGGTTGCACCGTTGGGGAAGGTCCACATAAACGAAACTTCTGCCTTTCTGCCGTTTTCAAATGCAAGGGCGGCAATCTGGTCATTGCCTGCGTCACCGATTGTACGCTTGCCCTTTACCGAAATTGTGATTGACTTTGCTGTCATAAGCCTTGACTTCCAGCCCTCGTTTTCAAAGGCTGTCCATTCCTCGACACCGTTGTCAAATGCAACAGAAAATTCTTCGCAGTTAGCAATATTTGTCGTGGCGGATTCTGTTCCTGCCTTGCCAACCGCAAACTGATTTTCATAGCATGGGAATACTCCCGATTCAACTTTTGCCATAAAATTACTTCCTTTCGTAATAAAATTTAACTTCAATGACCTGCTCATACACACCCTTGTCGTCTGTTCCCACATCAACGGGTTCTTCCGTGAGCAGTTCGATTATATAGATTTTGTGTTCCTTAATTTCAACATTTTTAATGTCGTAAAGCGTTTCGTAAAGTCTGCGTGCAAACTCCTCGGTTTCTCTTGCGTTGTCGGTGTAATGGATAAGCAAAGACACGCTTATTGTATCGTAGGTACTTTCACCGCCGATTGCCCTTGTGGGTGTTCCCGACTGCTTTAATGAATACACACCGATTGACCTGTCCTGCTTATTGTCGAGTTTACCGATGTAGTAATGCTCGGCTGAGGTAACGCTTTTGAGCCAATCTCTGATGTCCGATAAGTAAATCAAAGTCCTGCTTCCTTTCTGTATAATCTTGCAAATGCCCGACTGCAAAAATTCTGCCGTGTACCGCCCTCAAGCCACGGTGAGAACCATTTACCGCCGGCGGCAATGTTTTCCTTACGGCTGAAATTATACTCGGGATGAAAATACAACCGTCTTGCATACGGAGTATCTGACACAATTTTAACTATCCCCTTTGCACTTTGTGAATAATCAACAGCGGTACTATCGTCTTGAAGTATGCTTGTATCAAACGGCATTACCTGCTTGTTTTTCACCCGTGTAAGAAGTGCGTCACCTGTCTGTTCAAGAGCCTGTTGCTTTGCCCTATCAAGCTGTTTTACAACAGGCATATTGAGTTTGATTTTTGATGATACCGAAAATCCCATTAAATCACATCCAATTCCGTAAAATTAACTTTGCCGTCGGGGTTGCGGTGTTTTGTACCCTGTACGATGTTTCGTTTTACGCCGTCAAGGATTACAAAGCCACCGCTTAAAGTGGGGCTGTCGGGAGCAATGTCGCCGTCAAAAAGCAAGACAGCCGACACCTGAACAATTTTCTGCTCTTTGGTATAGACCGTCTTTGCCTTTGACTGCATATTACACAAGGCAGAGCCACCGTGCAGGGTTGCTGACGGGTACAAGCTGTCGGAGGGATACAGATTTTTGCATTCAAACACGGTCAGGGGTGCTCCGTCTTCGGTAACACCCTCACCGTAGATTGTGACCTCGACAGGAGTTTTGCAGAACTGCTTTTTTACAAGTGACGGAAATTTCACGGTTTTCACGCACCTTTCAGATTGCAGGATAACAAAGTCCTGTTGATTTTAGCAACGCATAGAGGTCGGCAGGAATTGCCACTCCGCTGATACACATTAAGTTCCAGCTTACGCCAAATTCCATTGATGTGCCGTTGATTGAATAGCTTTTCAGGTAGGAAGAAATCATATCGGCATTTTCTTCTTCAAAAGCAGTAAGTCTGCTATGCACTCTGCCGATGATTCTCTTCTGCATTTCCGAAAGTTTTTCAAAATCAATGCGGTTAAAAGTCAGAACATCAATGTGTTCGGCAGAGATAATACTGTTTTCATCTCCACCCTGATGTTCAATGTAATCGGCATACATTACGCAACCGCCGTTGTGTCAACATCGGCATAAATGCTGTCAATTTTGCCGTCCTTGCCGTTCGGGAATACGAATGTGTCGGAAAGTGAACGGTTCTGATAGAGCCAGCCGTCACCCTCTGTGTGTGAGCCGGGAGCAAAGAAGTAAATGCTTGAAATCTTCGGAACAGTCTTGCAGGTTTCACCGCAAGCAACAAGAACATTGATTTTGTGAGCGCCTGTTGCAGGCTCAAAACCGCCGTCATCGGGGTTAAAGTTGAAGTTATCGTAGAAACGCTCATCGTCAATAACCTCGATGATAGGGCAACCGTCAATCTCGGTCACTCTTGTTTCAATGCCGATACCGCCCTCTGCAATCTGTGTAAGCTCAATCTTACGAGTGAACTCTGTTGACTGTTCAAGGCAGTCCATAATGTGAGATGTCACATAGGCAACAAGTGTGCCTCTTGCCTTGTATCTGCGGAGCTTGCCGGCAGAGAGAATTGTTTTGAGTTTTGAATAAGCGTTCTCCTTAGTCCACTCCGATGTCTTTGTTGAAGAATGATATCCGTCTGTTGCCTGAGCCTTTGTTGCAACCTTTGAGAAGAAAAGTGCATCGGTTTCGGGAGCAACCTGTGTCTGCTCAAACACCTTTGAAATATTCTCAACCTTTGCGGTTGCGTTAGTTTCGTCAACATCTGCCTTATCCACAAGGAACTCAATATCTCTGTCGTGCTCGCAAGTGAAAGGAACATCTGTCTGTGTATATTTGCCTTTGTTCCAACCGCCGTTGCGATTGTGGTTCTTAAAGCCTGATGTGCTCATCTGTGTGAAGTGGAAAGTTCTTGCACCAACCCACTTTACATTTGAAGTGATGAATGGTGATGTGAGTGTACCCTGAACAAGAATTTCGAGCAGATCAGGGCTGAACTGCTCGGCATAGTTATTTGTGTTTGCCATAATTTTTCAATCCTTTCTTTGGTTAAATATTAAATCTGTTCCATTTTTTGGTAGGAACATTTGCCTTTGGTTTTGTACCATCCGATGTACCGTTGCCGTCACCGCCGATTTTCTTAACTCCTGTGCCGTTCTCGGCAGGTTTGCCCTTGAGTGCGGGGATATCGTCAAGCACCTTTTTAACAGCCTCTGTCAGCTTTTCCGCATTGACCTTGCCGTCTGTCACAGCCTTTGAAAAGTCTGCAATTTTAAGCACATACGGAACGGTTGCAATGTCAACGCCCTGTTTTACGGCTTCGAGTGTTGCCGATTGGTTGACTTCTGCCATAAGTTTTGCGTTGTTTGCGGATTCAACTTCCGACTGCATTTTTGCAAAGTCGGGAGTGTTCTTGGCTTTCTGCTTTTTAAAAGCACCGATAGCCTCTTTCATCTCATCGGCTGACAATCCCTGCTCCTTAAAATAAGACTTCAACACGGTGTCCTCTGTCACGCTTTGTTTGCCTGTAATAAGGCTTGCGAGCTTGTCGTAATCAAAGACAGGAGCGTTTCCCTGCGGTGCAGGTGTCGGTTCATTGGGGGTTGGTGTTGGATTTGGTTCTGCCATTTTTTCATATCCTTTCAGTTTTTCGGGTGTCTCCCGTAATCAGTTTATAGAGTGTCTCTCTGTTTCAGTTTTGCACGGTGTCTCCCGTAGTTTAATGTCTTCGGACAATAAAAAAGCACCTTACATATTCGTAAAGTGCTTAATCTGCTTTTTCTGTTTTTTCTGTTTTAACTGCTTTGGCTCTCGGCTTTTTGGGAGCGTCAGACTTGACCTCTTCTGCAAAACCGCCGTCAATGAGTTCCTTTGCTCTCTGCTCGGAACATTCAAAAACTTCATTCACAGGTCGGGTTACATAGCCGTTCTGCCTGTCATTAAATGCTGTTGTTACTCTGATTTTCATTCTGTCACCACCTTTTCAATATTTTAAACTGGTCGATTTCGACCGGTTTAAATGCAATAAAAAAGCACTCTGATTTCTCAAAGTGCTGATTTGATGTATTAAGTTTTGCTTTGGCAAGTTGCAGGCAAGTTAAATAATGCCGTAAACAAGCCGTTTTTCTTGCTCTGAACATATTCTCGGCAAGTTAAACAACAAAACCGCCCTTTTTACGGAGCGGTTAGCTTTTGTTTCTTTGTTTTTCAAGTTCTTTAATTATTTCGTCAAGACGTTTTGAAGCTTCTTCGTTAGAACCATCTAAAACAGATTTGTTTATTTCTTCCATTCAAATAAACCTCCTTCTTGATGTTTACTTAAAAATTTATCAATAACCTTTCTGTATTCACTATCAGAACCTGTTTTTATCCTCTTTTTTCCCATTCGTTGTAACTCTGTTAAAAGTGATAGCCTGTCGTATCCTTTCAACTTTGTTAATACTTCAATGTTGCCATCGTTTTTCACAATAGTAAATGTTTTTATACTATCATTCTTAATAAATTCGATAATATCATTTAAAGAATAACTGCTGTTTCTCGGGTGATTGTGCATAACAAATAAATCTTTGCCTTGAAGTGCTGATCCAAAATCTATTTTTTCATCAGTTCCTTTAATAGGCTCTGTAATCATTTTGGACACATCATTTTTTAACACGAAGGCAACTTCTTTATTTTCATTTTGTTCTTTTGAAAATTTCAAAAGCTCCTTGTGTTGTTTTTGAATTTCCAAACACTGCTCTTCTGTATAACCTTCAATATCAACTTTAGGAATACGACTGATAGCTTTATCGGTTATCGGAGTAATAGGCTTTTTACTTTTCTCTTTTATTATACCACTTTTACCCGATTTTGCAACAGATTCAGCGGTGATTTTATTAACACTCTCTGCTTTTTTCGCCTTTTCTTCAAGCATATCAGCCCTATCGTGCCACTCATCGGCTCGGGTTTGGGCAATGCGTTTATTGTCCTCATCAAGGCTGTATTCGGCACGGCGGTCAAAGCGTTCTGCCTGTCGCTGTGCATACTGCTGTTTTTCTTCAATTCCTCGCTGACGGTCAAGCTCTTTGATTTCATCTTCAGACAACGGTGCGTCCAAATCATCAAGTTCGGGATAATATGTACTTGTGCTGTCCTTACATCTCGGATGAAACAAACCGTTCTTGATTGCGGTTGAGAGAAGCGGATAGTTTCCGTCTGACTTTTTGCCGTTTGAATAAACATCGTCAATAAACACCTTGCCGATATATTTTGCACAATCGGGGCAACCGCCCTGTCTTGAGTTCACAACAACGAGGGATACTCCCCATTCGGCTCGCTTTTCGCCCTCACCACGCAGATAGGCTCTTTTGTTGGCTGTTTTAACCGCCATATCCGCATAATCCGAGAGCGTATGCCTTGCACCGTTCTTGTATTCCACACAATTAAGACCTGCGTTGAGCATATCTTTGCAAGCTATATCAACGGCCTTTTCGTATGTAACCGCACCCGTGTTCATTGCAACCTGTGCGTTAAAAATCGCCTTGCGGTACTTGTCGTTGCTCATACGCAAAACTGCCGTTTCTGCCCTCTTTAAATCGTCTGTGGTCGATTTTATGAGTGCGTCAAGTTTACGGTCATTCACCTTAAAAAACTCGGCTGTGCTGTGTGCTGACGGCTTTTTCGGGGCTTTGAAACCGTCCTTGACAGCTTCAAGAATTTCTGCCTCCTGACTTGCATTTCCGTCAGCTTTGGCGGTGCGAATCATCTCTTCAACCTTGCTGTTAATGGTTTTGAAACGCTTGCCGAATTTCTTTGCGTTGTGCTTACGGTACTCTTCAAGACTTTTGAGCTGTTCAGCCTGCCATTGTGTCCAACAAAAATTATTTTTATCTTCTTCAACTCTATGATTTTTAAAATTTCTTATCATTGATGATATTAGTTCATTTTCAATTTTTTCGAATGCTTTTGAAATATCATAGTCCATTAATAATATCCGTTTCACCTATCGAATAACAAGAAAGAAGAGGCTGTCACAAATTAACTGCCTCTTCTTTCTTGTTTAATTATATTTCCAAATAAAGCCATATGCGGTTTTTGTTTTTCCTCTACAACATTTTACGATATGACTTTTATCTATTCCCAATGTTTCGCCCGCAACAGTTACACTATCCCACACCCTTAATAGATTTCCGAATTTATCATATTGTTTAACACTCTTATTTTGTTTCTCTAATTTTGTTCCGTAATGGTTATTGTATAAACTGGTACACCACTCAAGATTATTCACATTATTATTTTCTTTATTTTCGTCCTTATGATTTACTTGTGGATAGTTATTAGGGTTAGGAATAAATGCTTTTGCAACCAATCTATGTGCTTTGTATGATGTATACTTACCAGTTAATGGATTTTTGATACTGGTAACTAAGTAACCATCTTTATCTTTTTGCCATTTAAGAATTTTATTGCTTTCCCATTCAGTAAATTGATTTCTATATTTTTTTGTTCTTTTCAAACGACCTAAATTACTGATTTGATAATCTCCATTTAGTTCTTCAATATCTTTCCAAATTTCGTTATCCATATCATTTAGCCGCCTTTCTTATTTCAGCTTTTGCGGATTTTATGCCTTGGGCATAGCCGAATACGAATGCATCACAAATCATATCAAATACATTTGAATTGGTACGATAAATCTCATTGACATTATCGCAGCCCATATCGTAGTATGGATTAACAGTGCCACGAACACTTTCGATTACCTTTTTTACACTCTTTACACAAGCCATAATAAAAACTCCTATCAATTGTTTTGTTTGACAGAAGTAATCTTAAATGATATAATAGATTTCAGATAGAGATACTTCTGTCGGTTTTTTTAGAGTGTTGCAAACTTTGGTCGGTGGGCAACGCTCTATTTCTTTTTATCAATTTCAGCTTTAACTAAGGCAATACCTTTATGTACTACATCTGACTTAGTAATATTAAGACTTTTAGCACATTCTTCAAGGGTATTATATGTATCAGCTGATAATCTGATTTCAAACCTTTTATCACGCTTATCTTGCGTAGGTCTGCCTTTAGGACACATTCTTTACACCTGCCTTATTTTGTCCGTACATATATAATATATTATGTACGGACATTTGTCAAGGTTTAATTAGAAAAATTTTTAAAATCAAGTCCTGCCACATCGTCAAGCTCCGATTTTTCTTCTTCGCCTGCAATGCCCTGTTCTTCCTTAATTCTCTGCACCTCTTCGGCTTTCCAATCCTCCGACTTGCTGTCGCCGTAAAGCTCGTCAACCGAGGTTTCAACTGACATCAAACCGCCCTGTCTTGCTTTTGACACAGTTTCAACCTGACTTTCAAAGCTCGGATTTGCATATTCGCCGAAGTTTACGGATACTTCCAAGCCCTCAACAATACCCTTGCCGTTAAGTTCACCGTCTGCATTGAGTACAACTGCAACAAGGCTTTGAAGTGCGTTCTGCGTAATTTTCACAAGGTTCTGCCTTGTGTAAAGGGTTGTCTTTTCCTTTTCACGCTGAGCGTCTGCATTATCAAGCTTCTTCGTATCAATGCCGAGAGTTGACGGCGATATAATACCTTGCAAACAGAGGTCGAGGGCAGTAATGTATGAACTCAAATAGCTTTCGTGCTGAATCTGCGGACTTTCGGTGTAAATCCTGTTGCCGTTGCCGTTTTCAGACATATCGTTGCCCACGGTGATAAATCGGTTATCAAACGAATTTGGCGATATCGGCTGACAGGTTTCGGGATTTCTCGGAACAAGGCAATCAGGCACATACTGCTTTGTTCGGCAGGCTCTGAGTGCGTCCATCCACTGTGACCACACTTCATCAAGGCTGTCGAAAGCGTCTGTTTTTATGCCGATAATGCCTGCACCTCTGCCCTTGTGGCACGATTTGCCGTAAAGGACAGGTACAGCCCACATATATGATTCGTCAAATGTAACACCCTTTGAATCAATCCACGAAAGAGCGTCAACCGTGTGCAGGTCAATCTCTTTGCCGTTGTCATCATACAAAGCATAGTGAATATAGCCGTAACCGTATGTTTCTTCAAAGCGGTAACGGCGGTGTTTTTGCGTGTAATCGGTGTAAAACTTAACCTCTCGGATTCTGCCACGCACATATGTAAAGTCGATGTTTTCGGCAGGATACCATTCAACAATCGGAACATCTGATACAGCCGTGTCAAAACTGACCTTAAAAGCACCGTCACCGACAACACATAGGTCACGAAGCATTTGTTTAACCGTGTCGGACAATTTGTTCTGCTTTTCAATATCTTCCCAACGCTCTGCATAAGCGGTTGAATTTTTACTTGTAACATCTGTGCCGTTGTAGTCGGAAATTACGATATTCACAAGCGTTTCGCAGATGAGTGCCGGCAGGCCCGTGTGTATTTTACGAATTTCAAGCCCCTTTGTGCTTTTTGCCGCCCAAAACATAGTTTTGTTTGTATCAATCTGCCTGTACAGCTCCGCAAGCTGTCTGCTGTTGCCCCAATACCAAATGCGATTGATAAAGCACTCGGTCAGATGATTGCTTGTTTCGGTGACGGTAATTGTTTTGTCGCTTGCAGGAGTAATCTGCAAAAAGTTTTTAATTCCCGATCTGATAGATTCAGCCATTCTGTTAATCAGCCCCATTTATTTCACTTCCAATAATATTTTTAAACGGCAGCCACGCATATTGACCGCTGTTAATGCAATGGTCGTGACCGTCCTCGGGTGTGTTGTCTTTATCCTCTCGCCAGCTGTAAATTTCAAACTCGGCAATCGTGTTTTTACAATGTTCAAGCACAAAATAACAGTCGGTGGCAAGCCAGCCGAGTACAAGATTGATTCGGTCAATAATCTTCGTTTTCTTCCATGCATTTGCAAAGTCATAGACACAGCCGTGCTGTCGCTTATACTTTTGAAATTCGGTAATAGTCGCTTGGTCGGCGCTGTCAATAAAAGCCGTGCGTGCAAAGCCCCATTCATCACGGTTGCGGTCAAGAAAATCAATAAAATTCTTCACCGTGTCACTCGGGGCAATAGGCGTTTGCATTTCAGCGTTGTTATAAACTCTTTCATCAAGCTGAACACACTTGCCGTGATTGGTAATGCCGTAAAATGTCATTGCGATAGTGTCAGGCGACTTTTGCGAATAGGCGGTATCAAGACCTGCGGTGAACTGAACAAAGTGTTCCGACTTGCGGTTACAGTTCAAAAACTTTTCTGCCCACTCTTTTGATTTGATGTGTCTTGTCCTCTCAAAATTCGGGAACACAAGTCCTGTTGCTCTGCCTCGCAAACCTAAGATTTTATTTTTATAGAGCTTTGTACCTTTCGGTGCAGAGTTCTTTTTCTTTTCAATCTGTTCGGGTGTAAGACTTAAATTATCGGCAAAAGAAAAGAACCAATACCGCCAATTCGGTACAGGTTCTTCGGTAAGCTCCGCCGTAATCTCGGGAGGAACATCGTTTTCATATTTTTTAAAAGGACGGGAGCGGTTGACAAACTCCTTATACACAGGCAGGCTCGGATCATCGGGATTCAGCGTTGCAAGCATATAGTCATTACGGGTTGACATCTCTCGGATGAACTCGATATCGGCGGTGTTGATTTCGTCAATATAAACGCACCCAAACTGCGCACCGAGAACCATTTCCCACTTATCCCGACTGCTGTAACCGAGAATATAGATAATTTTGTCCTCAAACTTGATATGCGGCAGCTTGTAATCCTTGTCGCCGTTACCACAATAGACAGCGTTGCGGTGCAAGTCGAGAATACCGTTGTCCTGTTGAATTATAGTTTCCTCAGCCTTGCCCGTAGTTTTGGCGGCAATTGCGTGAAGTTTCTTCGGCGACTGCGACACCATTCGCATAAACTTAACGCCTGCTCCGACGGTAGTTTTGCCGGACGCTGTAGTTCCTTCAAGAAATTCAGCCGACACATTTGTTGTGTTGATAAAGTCGATATACTTTTGTGACAACGGGAATTTGTTACTCACTCAATCCCTCACCACCCAACTGTCTGAACACATCGGATAGCTTTTCGGACTGCTCAACCTTTGCGTCAACCTTAACGGTGTATTCACCCGTCATCTTGTTGAGCGTGTCAATCGCCCTGATTCTGTCGGAGGTGTCCTGCCCGTCATTCCTTGCAATGTCGGACAAAGCAACCTGTCTGTCCTTTGCACTCATAATGCGCTCATCTTTGAGCTTATCGGAAAGCTCCTTGATGTATTTTGAAACTCCAACATTCTCCAACAATTCATATGCTCTTGCGTTTGCGTAATTTTCTGAATATCCTGCCTGTATCGCACTCTGAACGGTGTTACCGCTCTGCGCATAATATTCCGCAAACTTCCTCTGTCTTGCATTTAATTTGTCTTTCACGGTATCACCGCCCTTTCTAAAAATAAGCAAAAGAAAAGACAGCACATTTCTGTACTGTCTTTAAACACAGGTTTCCGGAGTTGCACCGGAATCTGTAAAAACTGTTTTCCTATTTAAACTATCCCCTGCGTTTATAATATTATATCAATAAATTTCTAAATATTCAAGTGTTTTCTTTTTCTTTCCCATTTATTCAATAATGCACTTACATATTTCTGTTCTTTATCAGTCAATTGACGATCTCCAATTTCATTATGTTCATAACCCAAATGGGTATGTGGCATCATTCCATTATGAGGTCTACCTTTAACGTCAATTTGTTTTATTCTTTCGCCGTAGTTGTCATAAAAAGTAACACTTTTGATGTTGCTCTGTTTGTCAAGAGTAGCATACACTCTATTTTTTGTCATAGTTTCCATAGGAGCTTTTATCGAAGTATTACCATTCATATGAATTACTTTTATTTCACCAAATTGAGCAACTGTGTGATATTCTGTACCGTACTTCTTTCCCTTATCACTTATACCGCTTGAAGAGCCTCTTCCGCCCATTATTTTGACCTCCTGAATTTTTCCTGAAACGATTTGATGTTGATGATGTTTCCCATACATTCTTCGGGGACTCTGCCGTAGAAGATAATTGTTTCAGGCTGTAAGCGTTCAATCATTTCTTTGTAACCTTTCAAAAACAGTTCTTTTGATTCCGTACGGTTCTGCGTTCCAACACTTGATACGGCAACCGTACCACCCAAAGGCTCGCCGTCAAAACACCATTCAAAACTTTTTTCGTCACTCCAACAAATTGTAGGTATCACCTCAATACCGTAGAGTTGCAAATATGCACCTATCCAATGCTTGCGATAGTGGTTATAAATCTGCAACGCTGTCGGATAATCAGTGTAAAGACTGAAATCAGGCGATAATACACAACTGAATTTTTGTAGACTCTCAATATACCTGTCGGGTGTATTCCATAATCTTTGGAACTGGTAATCGTCCAAAAAGAAATGCACACCGCAGTTGTTCTGCTTACTGCTCAAAACTTCATTAAATCCGATAAAGTTGTTTTCTGTAATTTTTGTAGGCTCAATAATCGGGATGTCATATTCTCCTGCACCCTGAAAAATCGCTCTTGTGCTATTTTCGTAACCTGTACCGCATTTGTCTTTATACATCAATTTCACCTCACAACACAAAACCGCCCTCAAATGAGAGCGGTCTGTGCGATTTTTATCTTAGGAGAGTTTTACATATGTCCTGTTTGTCAAACTTTCATAATACCATTATACGCAGGGTGAGGGTGACATTCAATGACATTTCAAAATAATTTTACGAGAAATCGAACTTTTTTCGGAACGCCTGTAACGCTTCGCCGTGCAATCTCAGGGTATGCCTTACGCTCATTTCCATACACTCTGCAATATCTTCCCACCGATGACAATTTATGTAATACTCGGTCAAAATCGCAATGTAACGGTAATCATCAAGTGCGTTGATTTTACTGCGAATTTCAGTTTTCAACCGTACAAGATTGTCAATCTCCCGATTGATTTCAGCCTGTAGGTCTGCAATCCTGTCAACAATCCGCATAGGGTCATTAACTCCCGATGTCTTAACAGGTTCGTTTTGCTTAACCGATACCTGTGCAATATTCAGCCTAAGTTTCGACAGCTCGTGTTCTTTCGTTCTGATCAGCTTATCCGAAACCCTGACCGAATATAAATAATCTTTAACCGTCAATCCGCATCACGCTCCTCCTCGTCAAGCATACCAAGTTTCTGTGCCAACGCAATAACAGCGTTTACAATCAAATACAAATCCTTGCCTTTAATATCGCACATACGATAGCTGACCTTGATAGTTTCTTCTTCGTTGTCGATTTCATCAAAACCAACAACTACACCTTTATTTAAGGTTTCTATTTCGCCGTTATCGTAATTAACGGTAATATTTTTAATGTCTCTCATTCTTCTACCTCACTTTCAAGCCAATGTTTTGTGCAGTCAATACAGCTGTTATTGAATCGCTTTTCCATAGGACAACCGACATACGGAGTTCCGTACGGGCAACTGAAAAAGTCTATACAACTTCGAGCCATTTCATCAATACTCATTGATTTAATCCTTTCAAAATTTGTCATTCTTAACTTTTCATTGCAGCTGATTTTCTGGATATGCGACACTCTAAATACAGTATTTTTAACTACTTCATTATTCTCATCAATACAAAAATAAAAATTTAACGGCACTGATAAATTAGGATTGTCCGCAAAAGCTTTTTCGCCAGTTTGGTGTAATATGCCTGCGTATATCGCTCCATCATACAGAGTAATTGTTACATCCTTACCTAAATACTTTTCAAATTCAGTTCTTGTCATTATTTTCACTCCTTATCCATTTTTGCTCCGCAGTAAGGGCAATATGGATACAAATCAATACCCTCGCTAAAAACGCCCGCATAAAGAGCAATAAAATTACCACACTCAGAACATAAATAAATTGCATAACCGACATCCCCGCTGTCGTATTCCCACTTTCCGTGCCTGATTTCTTCCATTTCACACACCGTAGCATGATTGGGTTTACTACCGTCAACTTCGATAATATGCTTAACTGTTTCGGCATTTCGTTTTGAATTAAAGTATATCGTGTTTACACTACCGTCTGCGAACGGTATATCCAAAGCATAGTCACCGCAAAAATCACGGATTTTTAATTCTTTTTCAATCATCGCTCTTCACCAATCCTCTCCGTCAAAACTTAATTGCCCCGGTAAAACACCATCCTGCATCCACCAGTGATAAACCTCAAGTCCATTAGCGTGTTGTGTAGCTTTGCCTCTTTGCTTTCTCACTTCAAGCATCTTGTCGAATGCTCTTATATACAAATTTCGGTACTTGGGATATCGTGCAAATTCCGCAAATCTCTTCTTACTTACCATTGGACAGCCAATGCATCCAACACGGTCAAATCCACAACTGTATAACGGATTAAGATTAATGTGTTCTTGGTTGATGTACTCCCTAACATCACTATCCGACCAATCACAAATAGGGTTGAAGATTATCTTCCCTTGTAACTGACAATGCTCAACTATCTGCCTCTTATCGTCATTGTCATTGTTAAGGACAATTCTATTTGACAGATTAGAAGAATAAGTTTCGATTATTCCCTTCGACCGTCTTTTCGTGCTTTCGGCTCTTCGCACTCCTGTGGCAATAGCACGATTCTTACCGCCTGTTTCTTTCAGAATTGCACAACAATATCTTACTAACCTTGTGGGTGGAATACCTTTTTGCACTATCAGTGACCACATAGATGTCGGCTTACCCTTGTATCTTGGCATATCAATGTTGCATTTTATGCCTTTAGATTCCAACTCATTAAATTTATTGCGTATGTGGTAAACTGTTTCGGGAGCATCAGCCGTTGTGTGACTATGTTGAGCTTCAAAGTCTATACCCGATTTAATCGCTAAATCTAAAATAATGTCGCTATCTTTGCCACCTGAGTAACAAAGCATAAGCGGTTTATCATAGTAGCGTTTACTTATTTCTGCTCCGTCACGAAGTCGCATTATAGCAACCTTTTCTAAGTCCATTACTCTTCACCGTCCTCAATAGGCTGATTCCAGCATTTTACGCAGTTACCGTTTTTTCTGCAATCATTCAGACTCATCAGTCCTAAGTTGTACGGACATGCACCTTTAGGTATTCCGTCTATTCTAAGCTGAGCGTTCGGATAGTTCTTCAAGAACTCCGTAAGAAATGTCTTTTGCGGATACGCATTGCTCCACCTCTGAACAACTTCGATTGCTTGTTCAGGGTAAGATGATTCAAAATCCGAACACGTAACACCTATGCCGTTATTCCTCATGCCCATAGGGCAATCTGTACATCTAAGTTTGCACACTCCGCTCGCCTGTCTACCCATTCTTTTCTTTTCGCTGAAGTAGTTTGTAGTTTTCGTACAATCAATCATTTTCTTCGTCTCCTTCAAAATTAACAACTTTTCCGTTGTCTGTGTAGTCCCGCTTCTCAAATTCAAGTTTCAGCTTGTCGATAACCACACGGTCGATATGCTCCCAAAACACTTCGTCAGTGTCAGAGTGTTCAATTATTTCGGTCATAGACTTTAGTGCCTTTGCGCATCTATCACGGCCAAAGCCGAAATCCTTATACAAAGCAAATACAATCGTCTTAAAAATTCGCCTTGTGGCGTCCGCAATTTCCTTGTCCTTGACTTTCTGATATTCTCTATCTGCAAGGCGGTTAATCTCCGCCATAGTCTCTCTTTTCAGCTTAACGGGTATTCTCGCTTTCAATGCTTTCTCTCCTTTCAAATTCACAGACAAAGCCTGTGCTTACGGGCTTGCAAAACCTACAGTGCTTACAGCAGTAAACGCAGATGTACAAACCTTTTTCAGAGTACGGGCATTTCCGTATGCTACACGGATGATATTCGTGTTTACACTTTCGACAAACCTGCAATTTCATAATCAATCACCCAATTGCAGATATTTTTCAATTGTCTGCTTTGCTGATGTACTGCCATAACATACCTTTACGGCGTATCCGCACCGTGAAAGATTCTGCAACCATTTATCCTGATGTTCAGAAGTCTTATTGTTGCCGACTTTAAGCTCAATATATAAGCCGTGATATTTACCTTTTGGCACAGCAAGGCATAAATCCGGAACACCTGCCCTAACTCCTTGCCTTTTAAGATGTGCGGCTTCGGCTTTATCTCTTCTGCCACCATTTGGAACAGCGTACAGCATTGAAAGTTCAGGATGTATTTTCATTTGCACACATTTATCCGCCCATTTAATGAGTTTACATTGCTCCTGTGCTTCAGACATCATTTTCATTTCCTCTCGTAAAACGGTAATTCTTATTTTTATCGGCTTTAATAAAAATTTTCGGATTAGCCATTTCTGAAATTCTACTGCCTAAAGCCTCATCAATCTGCGAAATCTGTTCAAGTGATAATTCAGATGTTATGACAGTCGGCAATCCTTCATTGTATCTGTAATTGATAATCTTAAATGTAGCATTGACATCAGCTGTTGAGACAAAATCGCCCCTGCGAGTTTTAAAGAAATCATCAATGTAAAGAATTTCCGCTTGCTTATATGAATTTATGAGAGCTTCATACACCTCTAAATTACTCGATGCCTGCTTGATTTTGGTAATATCATCCTGCCAAAGCATATATTTAGGTGCTTTGCCTTTTTTGAGTAATGCTCCGACAATAGCCGTACATATATGTGTCTTTCCACAACCGGGCTGACCGCCGAAGAAGAACCAATCAGAGCATTTGTCAATGTACTCATATGCTTTATCTTTCACATATTTCTGCCAATCTGAGGTTGTCTTGTAACTTTCAAAAGTATATCGTTTAAGAAGTTTTTGAAGACCGCTGTTCTGCATTCTGTGAAGTTCATCTCGAATTTTCATACAATCACATTTGCAAGCAACCACATCATATGTAACCTGCCCGAAAGGCGTTTCGCCTGCCTTTACACGGTAAATATAGCCTCGGTTCATACATTTCTCGCACTCATAGCCAATGAGCTTACCGGGTGTTGAGTTAAACACTTTTGCTTCTTGTTCGGCTTTTTCTCTCGGAGTGAGTTCTTTAGAAGACTTTCTCGCCCGTTGGATAATTTCCTCCGCTCGCTGTGGTGACATTATTCTTGACATTATCGCTTGGATTGAATCCATATCCTACACCTCCTCTGTCTTGGACCTTATTAAGCCATTTAGTAATGAAACCTTTAATGCCGGTTCTTGTTTTTCTCCTGCTCGGATTAGCTTCGAGCCACCCCAACATCGAACGCAATTGTTGTTCTACATCAACAGCAGGATACAAAATTTTGTAGTGCTGAACATCAGATTTTGAAACTGGATAATTACTCTTATCGTTCAAAGGTAATGTAATAAAAATATTTTCACCGGCGGTGTCGGCTGCATTTGCAGACGGCATCGCATAATAATTATTTCTATTTACTTTACTTTCCTTTACTTTACTTTTCTTTGTGTCGTTCTCGGAGAGATTATGTTCATTCTCGGAGAGATTATGCTCATTTTCAGGTATAACTATATAAGCCTTTGTTTCTTCCGTTTTCAAAAGCCAATATAATCTATTTATTGTGCGACCTCGCACGGAGCGTTTTTCGATAGCGTACATATATCGTTCTTGCATCATTTTGTTGGTCAGTATGCTCTCCCTATCAAACAGCCCGTTATCAAACAGCCCAATTCGTAAGCAAAGCTTAACTACCTGATTTACCGTATCTGATTTAATTCCACCGCTCATTCGTTTCGCTATCGTGGCAGCACTGGTTTCTTCTCGCCACTCATAATAGTAACCATTTGTTGCATAAGCTTTGGTACAAATCCAAAAAAATACTCCAAAGCCGTCCCAACCCTGTGCATCAATAAGCACATCAAATCTCTCATCATCATCGAACAAGTGAACATCCCAAGCCGCAAAGTCAAGCCCTCGCTTTGGTTGTCCAGCCATTCACTGTATCACCTCTTTCTTTTTGTATTAAGTTTCAGCTTTGTACAAAGATATTCATCAAGCTCTATACCGTAGATTTTGTACTTATCAAACAGCTCTTTTTCGTGCCGATGTGCTTCATCGTGGTGCTTTCTGCAAAGGCATATAGCTTTTAATCCTATATGTACAATCTGTTCCCTATCTCGCCCCATACCAATTCTGTCAACATGATGAACTTCACCTGGTGCATTGCATATTGCACACTTACGATTTTCAAGACAACTGTACAAGTATCTGCCTATATCATCTGTAACATTAAGCAGAGTATCTCTTGTTCCGATATTTTGGTAGAAACAAAAATCTATCAGATAGCTTATGAAATCTCTTGCTACGCTTTTTTCGCAATCAGACAGCGAAAAGTATTCAATGCCAAATTCACCGCAAAAATTAAACTTGAAATATTCTTTAATCCATTCGGGATTATCTCCGCACCAAAATGCTATATCTCTGATGATTGCGTATATTTTTCTTCGCTGTTCGGCAGAAATCGTGCGTCCGTCAACAATTCTGAGTTCAATTTCATGTACTTGTTTCTGTGCAAGTTCTCTGCCGATACGCTCATGCGGTCTTACTATTAAGTTATATCCGTCATAAGATACTATGTTCGCTGATGTAATCATACTAAGTCCTCATGTTGGTGCATATAAACGAAGAAACTGTTATTACCCATATTTTGATACAACCATTCATCGCACTTTTCTTTGCTCAAATGTGTACGAAGAACTCTATCTTCGTACACATATTGACCTTTCAATCGTTTATCTTTTATTCGATTAAGTAATTCTGTTTTTGAGTAGTTAGCTTCTACAAGATACAAATCGTAGTTCTTAGCTGTTATATGAGCGATTTCCGATGTATCAGTTGCGTATATAACTTTATATATCCCCTGTTGAGTGTTGAAGTGTAACTTCCAGCCGATATTAGGAACATCATGCCGAAGTGGTACTGCTGAAAAAGTAATATTGCTGATTGAGTACCATTTATCCTGAGCGACTATGAAAGAATTGTATTGAAAGGAGGTATCACCTAATAAAAAAAGCTTTTTGCAAAGATAATTGGGGTAAATTATCCGAATACAAGGGTGTTCGGACAGCAGTCGCTTTAGAGTAGCAACATTACAATGGTCTCCGTGTTGATGAGTTAAAAAAACATATTTAACTCGGTCAACCACTTCACACTCAACAAGTTTGTTGAACGGCACTCCGCAGTCAATCAAGACCTGACCGTCAAGAAAGACTGCGTTGCCATTAGAGCCTGTGCTTATTATCTCTAAATCAATCATTTCATTCTGCAAGATCATCAATAGAGAACTGTTCTTCATCCGGTTCAGATGAAGATGAATTGTAAATTTCAGGTGTTTCAGCAGGAACTTCTGCATCAATCATGGTATCGGTGTCATAATCGGGAGTTCCGTCAGCATTGATAATATGATTATCAGCTTCATATGCTGTCTGCATTTCAACACTCATAATACCCCATTTGCTTATAAGCTGTCTGAGCATTGTCTTTTTTGCCATAGCATCAAAATCCTTTGCCCAAAAAGTGTAACTTGTACCCTTATTGACATCGCTTGCATATCCGGCTGAATACTTCATAGCGTGCTGTTTCATCTTATCCTTACTCCAGTAAAGAGCTTTCTCAAAGCCGTTTACATAGCGAAAATAAGCATAATATCCGATTGTTTCAGCTGTTTCACGCTCTGTTTCATCTTCAATCATTTTGATTGTAATTTCTTCTGTGAGCGGATCCCAATTAAGAAGTTCTCTCTCTTTGATTTCCACCACATTAAGTCTTTTATACTGTCCTGAACGGATAGCAAGCTGAATATAGCCACGATAGCCAAGAACAAATGTAGCTGTTGTACGCTTATTCTTTCTGTCCTTAAACGGGACCATATAATACTGACCGAGCTGTGGTGACGGAGGAAGTCCGAGAGAGTGACCGCAAAGAGCCGCCGAAAGAATTGTAGCTGCATCGCATTCTTCGAGTGCAGGATTTGTACTCACCACAGATGTGATAGCCGCCGTAAATTTCTGAATTTCCTTCGGGTCTTTCATTGAGTTTGAAAGACTTTTCTGAAAAGCCTGTGTCTGGAGCATTGACGAAAACTTCGGCTTTCTCTGCTGAATCTGATTGTTTTGATTATTATAATTACTCATAGCGCAATCCCCTTTCGTTGATTAACTGCTTAACAGTGAGTGCAAAATCTTTAAGCTGTGATTTTGTACCGTAAACCTTGAATGACAATGACAGAACTTTTTCATCTTGCTGTGGCTGTTCTGATATTTCTTCAACCGGAGGAGCAACTTCTTCAGGCACATTTGCAACAAACGGTTCATATTCGTGAAGAGTGTTGCTCACAGCCTGCTCGGCTTTTTCACGCTCTGCTCTTTCGGCTTCTGCCCTTGCTTTTTCTTCTTCAATAGCCTTGTACCTCTCTGTTACGGAAGTTATTGCAACCGATACATTCAAAGACCGCTTATACTCGTACAGGATTTCGTCCTTGTGCTCCTGCGTTGCGATAAGCTTTAAGTCATCCATAACCTTGTCCAAAAAGGTCTTAATGGTTTCTTTTAGCTTTTTGAGAGATACGCTCATGGTTATATTCAGATTAACCTGCTCATATGTTACGAAGTCAATACCGAGTGATTTCTTATATTCTTCAAAATAACTCATAGACTTTTCGTATTTAATCCTTTTTAATTCCTGCTCGGTAGCGTTAATTTTGCCCTTGAGCGCCGAATCTGCCTTTTTGTACGGATTTGTTACACAATCCTTATAAACTGTTTCAAAAGCCTCATAAGGTGTTATTATTTCCGATTTAACCGCTTTTCGGCGAGTTTCAAATTCCGCAAATTCCTTATTGAGCGATGAACGCAACTTCTTGATTTCCTTGTAGTTTTCGTCTGTACATATCATTTCGCAGGCAGTGTTTACCTTTTTCTCAATTTCAGATTTAACCAGCTTGAGATTCTCGATGATGACAGGAATCTGAGCTACCTGAATTAAATCGGTTGAATCAGGTTCTGCATCATTAACTGTTGACAGATTTTTTACTTCTTCCATATCAGCAGTTTCAAGCAAATTAACGGGTTCTGTAATTTTGGTCATTTTATGTTACCTCCTTAATCTATTGACCATTCTTCCTCGGTAATGCCGTGAAAAAGTTCGGCACATTCACGAGAACAGAAAATATCATCATTTGTATCTCTGAAATATGTATAATCATATCTGAGTTCTGCGTTGCACGCTCTGCAATGCCCCATTACCAGTACTTGCGGTGCGTTTGGGCACATCGGATTACACGGAGTGCTTCTGCATACTTCGCACATTTTAATATCTCCTAACTATTGATTTTTCGATTCAATATGATATAATGAGCTTGTTTAAATTTCTTTTTGTTTAATCCCGTGTTGCTGTTCCTAAGCAATGCGGGATTTCTCTTTGCCTGCAAGTTGCATTTCAAACAACGCCTTTGATACTCTTTCAGCTCTGAGTTCTTCCCTGATAAGCTGTTCAAGGTAATAATCCTCAAGGCGTTCACCGTTTGCATCACCAAATCGGCTGATAATAACCGCCAACTTGTTCTTAGCGTGTGCCTTAGCAATTTCAAACTCAGATTCAGTGCATATGTATCCGTTTGAGGATATAAAATCAGTGTAATTCAAAATATTTTCCCACCTTTATATTTGATAAACATTTTGCTAAGGTCCGCAAAATGTTCTTTTCATCAAACAACCTTGTAGTCGTTGGCATTTTCAACCCCCACACATTCAAAATTGAATGCTTCGGATTCAGGCGTTTCAAGGGCTTTGAGTTTGCGTTTTAGCTCTCTGTTCTCGTGACGATAACCGCTTGACGCTGTTTTTTCAAGTGCAAGGTTCTGTTCTTGCGTTTCTCAGTTCAATGCTGAGATGTCTGTTCTCTGCTCTGAGGTTTTCCACATCTTTGAGCAGTTTTCTGCGTGTCGGATAGTTTCTTAAATGCCACATTTGTTACACTCCTTTCAACGGGTTTGAACCGAGAATATAATTGAGAAACGGTATTCTCGGAATACGGATAGATGTGCCGACTACAATTACATTGAATCCCAATTTTTCGGGTTCGTCCTTTGCCTGTTCACGCAAGTTTTGCGGAGCAACTCCAATAGCCTTTGCGGCGTCCTCAGAAAGCAGATAGACATCACTGCTATCCATAATTTCTTTGATTTTTTTGTTCATCTGAACTGTGTCCATACTTTTCGCCTCCTATTTTTCGTTGGTAATTTTGTCTGAAACGATTTCAACTGATTCAACATCAGCAACGCTGAGAGCCAGTTTGAGCAGTACAACCTCGCCGACCGTTCGTGTTATCTGATAGCTTGTAACATACGGAATTTCTGTTCCGTCAATTTCAAGAAGGAACTTGTCCTTTGTGTCAATAAGTTTAAGTTTTGCCATTTTCTCACCTGCTTTTCGATATTTTATTGCTTTACACGACCTTAAATGTTATGATTAACTATGAAAGGAGGCATAAATATGAATGATATTTTATCGTGGTTGACTTTAATAATATCCGCAGTTTCAACCTTATGCACTTTGGTTCTGTCTTGGATATTATTTAAAAAGGAACAGAACAAAACCTATCTGAAAGAACGATATGAATTAGTGATTTTCCCCATATTCAACCTGCTTGAAGAACATTTGTACAAAAAGGAAATTACTTCTGAAATTAAACAAGCTGTTGAAAAATGCGAAGATATTATTGCCGATAATAAACTTATCGCAGGTGGAAAACTCAGCTATGTATTTTCTCTTCCATTAGATAAAATTAACTTTCAAAGCATTTCAAAATTAGTCGACAAAGAATATGACGATTGTTGTTCTGCTTTAGGAATTCCTTTAAGACCGTTAGATAAAAAGATGTATACATACAAAACACGAAACATAAAAGTTTTGATATTAGGAATTACTAAATATTCAATGCCATTTATTGCAATTTCACTATTATCAGCAATTTTGATTGCATTATTTGAATACTTCTTTCTTAAAGGATAACCTCTGCTTTGATAAGCATTGCTGTAATCAGCAGAAGTAAGATAATTGCGTTGAGAATAAACACTACAAACATTAAAAACTTGTTCAATTTTCATTCTCCTTTGCCCACTTAATCAGATCCATAATTTGAGCGTCGTGCTTATCAAGGTAGCTGTCTATTGTTTTATACAAATGGGCGGCTACTATTTTTATTGCTAATACTGCTGAAGCAAAAGCTGTGCAAAGCATTAGCAGTCCTAAAATTATTATTACTTCCGTCTTTCTTCACCTCTTTTCAGCTAAGTCCGTTTAATGGGACTGTGATTGTGGTATTATTGATTGTGTTGCAAATATCTTTTGCGAATGTTATAATCGAGCAAAGGAGCTGATTATATGTGGGTAATAATTAGTGGTATTTTAGGCATTGCAGGCTTTTTAATATCTTTAATAAACCTGATTAACTATTTTGTTTCGCACAAAGTGAATTTGGAAATCACAATGCTTGAATACGCATACAAATTAGGCGTGCAGGGAAAGAAAAGACTTTTCATTCATTATAAACTTAACAATAAATCGCAACTGCCTATTTCTGTTACCGACATTCAATTAGTTCTGAACGGCATAGAGTACACCGAAGATTACAACACCCACGAAGTTAATTCTTATCATCACAAGGCAAAAGGTGTTGATGAGTATGTTCCGACATACAATGAACATCTGCCTATCAATCTTGAGTGCCTACATTCTCATTCGGGTTACCTCGTTTTTGTAATTCCTGAAGATAATTCTCCAAATCTCGATAAAGGTCTGACTTTTCAAATTCGCACCAATCGGAATAAGGAAGTACAAAAGAAAGTGTCATTGAATGAGGTGGTAACGCTCCGCTCCACTCTACCTTATCAAAAGTATAAAAATCTTTTTCTAAAGGATAAGGTGGAACATAAGGTGCACTGACAGTCTTGGTGACTGTTGGTGCTTTTTCTATGTTGAATAAATTATTAAAAAATCCCATTTTCTCACCCCTAATAAGAATATAAAGACTGAATAGAAACACACTCTATTCAGTTTTTTGTTGGTTTGTTAGTTTAAAAAGATATGCACTATCCGCTTTTCATCTGTAATGTCAAGAACCTTGCAAATCAGGGCGGCTTCATCAATGGTAAATTTTGTTTTACCTGAAATTTTTGCAGACAGCGTATTTACCGACACACCCAGCTTTTCTGCAAGTTTCCCTTGCGTATAACCTGCCTCGGCTATTGCTCCTTTTAAACTGTTTGCGTTAAGCAATGTTATCACCTCTTTTCATAATTTTCATATGGTCTTGCACTTTCCTAATAATGTGATATAATTTCAGCATAAATTAAGGAAAGGAGGGTTAATCTATGATTACAGGCAATCACGAAAAAATTGCTTTTGATGTAACTAAGGAAATCGTTATTGCAAGATTGTCAAATTGTCAGCACGCTGTTGATAAAGAGCATGGTGAAAAAGTTGCTGATTATTTTGAAACAATCTACAATAGAATTCTTGAAATCGTTAATTCAGAAGAAAACTAATCCTTAATTAGCACACAGCTCTTGCTGACACCAACTCGGCAAGGGCTGTTGTTAATTTAGCGATAGTATCGCCGTCAACACCGTCATCTTTTTCAACATACTTTGTTATATGGTCACATAACAAACGAATTAAAGCGTCAATTTGTTTTGACATTATCTTTCACCCCCTTAGTTTTGGTTGGGTTGTAGTTTCCTTTAAGAAACTACATCAGCAAAAAAAATAGACATAATCTTATCTGAATTAAGTCCGAGAATTTTTGCAAGCTGTGCAATTTCTTCCTGCTTGAAACAAGTGACACCATTTATCCTTGTATAAAGTGTCTTTTTATCAATTCCCATTTTTTCAGCAAGTTTTGGAATTGTAAAATTGTTTCTTGCAATTTCAGCTTTAAGATCACTTGTATTCACTTTCTATCACCTCGTTTCCTTTAGGACACTTAAATTATATACTGCTTTCAGTCCTTTGTCAACCACTTTAGGAAACTTTTTTATATTTTTTCGGTTTAGTAGTTGCTTTTTTGAAACTTTGTGTTAAAATATAGTTACAGACCTCTTATAAGGAGAGACAAAAATGGATATAGGAAAAATGATTAACCAAAGAAGAACTGAATTAAAACTAACTCTTGAACAGGTAGGGCAAGCAGTTGGTGTCGGCAAGAGTACCGTCAAAAAATGGGAAGACGGTTATATATCTAATATGAGAAGAGATAAAATAGCTTTATTAGCCAAAGTCTTAAAAATGAACCCTGTTTCTTTTATTACTGGTGAATTTAAAGAAGAAGAAGACCAAGCAATCCCACTTCCACAAACAAATGTATTTATGCGACCGGTATATGACAGCATTTCGGCAGGGTTCGGAGTGATAGCTCAGGATGTGCCTGTTGACTATATGCCTACATACATCACTTGCCCCTCAGAACAGGATAAATATATATGGATAAATGTTCACGGCGATTCTATGAGCCCTCTGATTGATGACGGCAGTAAAATTCTTATTAAAAAGCAAACTTCCGTTGACAGCGGTCAGATTGCCGCAGTCCTCGTTGACGATGAAGAGGCTGTTGTTAAAAAGGTCCTTTACAACGATAACACCGTTGAGTTGCATTCAGTCAACCCCTACTATCCCCCACGAGTGTTCAAAAATAACGACGTCACCCGTGTTCAAATCCTCGGTCTTGTAAAAGAAGTAAGTAAGGCTCTGCAGTGA